TCACCGGTGACAACCGTGCCTACGGACGAGGTGGGTTCATGTTCCATAGTGGACATGAGTCTACCATGGTGGCGATTTTATGGAAGACGTTGAGTAAATGAACCCAGTGGGTTTCTGTTTCTCGGGTTCATTTTGAAAAAATAAAAATTTGGTTCGTGGGTCCACCGCCAACGTGACCCCTATGCCTCCGGACCCCACCCACCCCGTCGCCGAGATCCCGGGATTCCAGCGCACCCATGGCCACCGCGGTGCAGCGCACCCATGAACCCACTGGGTCAGTGAATCCCGGGATCAGGGGATCGCCTGGCCATCGTGCCACGCCATCGTGAACCCAGCGGGTAATTGATTCCCAGTGGGTCAAATGACCCAGTGGGTCAGTGATTCCCAGTGGGTTAAGATGCACCCAGTGGGTCAGCAGAATAGCGACCCAGTGGGCCAAAACGCACCCAGTGGGTCAGTGGAATAGCGACCCAGTGGGTTAAAATGGGCCGATGTGACAAATGTTCCTTTCGCGCACGGGAGGCCTTGTTCTAACGATTTTTGAAATAGCACTTATTTTCTGGATTTTCCAAAATGAACCCCTGGCCACAAAAGGCACATTTGTCACATTCCACATGATGAAACCCAAGAATAACCCAGTGGGTCAAATAACCCTCTAACCCACTGGGTCATTACAATTCAACCATTGACACGTTGACCCACTGGGTTAGAATTCACGCACGGCACAACATCGTGCCGGGTCACTGTAAAGGTAAGCCACATGAACAAACACCAACTGACCTACATCAACATGCACCCCGAACCCGTGGACACCCGCGAACCTTCCCCGCTGATGATTTGGGCGGGTGCAGCGTTCGCACTGGGTGCCCTGTACCTGTTGACCGTGTTTTTGTTTTCCCTGTAACTCGTAACCTGTAAGGACTGACCATCATGACAATTGAAACCCTGACACTTGAAACACTCGAGACTTTGCCCGTCAAAATCGAATACGTGGCCGAAGTGCCGTTCCCATGGGGCGAAGACAAGACTCGCACCGTCGATCAATGGCGCGTAACACTCACCAGTAAAGCCGGATACCATGCGCTGGATTATTTCACGGGCATGGGCCTGCGCACGCGCACATATTCGGGCTCTGGGCGCAAATGGGACGCCATGCGAAAAAAACATTACGACGACAAACCCAAAAAGCCCAAAGTGGCGGACGTGCTGCACTCGCTGATCATGGACGCGAACGCGGCGGATGAAAACTTCGACGACTGGTGCGATAACTATGGTTGTTCGTCCGACTCGATTAAAGCCTTGAACACCTACAAAGCGTGTCTCGACACCGCCCGCGCACTGCGCAAGCACTTATCACCCGATGCGCTGCGCCAAGTGCGCGAATTGTTGCAGGACTATTGAAGGGGCACGCCATGACATATTGGAAACAAATCAGCCGCGACACCGTGGACGGGTTCGACATTGTTTTTTCAGTTGCACCCGAAGACATGCACCCCGGGGACTCATTCGACCCCGAATGCGTCGACATTCCCCAGCTATGTGAAGACATCGACCGGGGCCGCTATTCATGGTTTATCGCCCGGGTGCAGGCTTTCCGCGCCGGTGTTGAACTCGCCGCCGACTATCTGGGCGCGTGCTTGTACGACTCGCCCGTCGACTTTGTGAAAAACGGGGACTATTACGCCGACATGGTGGACACCGTGACCCGCGAAGCCCACGCCAAAATCGAAGAACTCGCCGCCTTGTAACTTGTAACTGTGAAGGACTGAAAAATGATCGACCTGATGAAACTGCCGGCCCATGAGGCCGAAGCCCTGGCTTATGCTGAAGGGTTCACCAACACCGCGGCGCTATTCGCACGCCTGGCCGACCTGCAGCGAGCGCTTGGCGAAGCCACCGCCACGATCGAGCAGCTCGAGTGCGACCTGCGCGCCGCTCAGTTTGTCAACCGATATGAGCGCTCATTTCCCCGGGAGATGCATTGATGGCATGGATCATTGTTTCCTGCACTGTAGCGCTGATCCTGGCCACCTGGACCGCGTGACCTAATAACCCTCAGCCCAGCCCCACGGCGCCCCCGTGGGGCCTTTTTTAACCCCGACGAAGGCAAACCCACATGACTGACACAAAACCCGCCCAAAACCCCGAGAATCCCTTTTCCCGCATGGCCACCCGACTGGCCTTGGATGAAACCCGAGCCGCGGGCCTTATGGGCGTGCCCGTGCATACCTGGCGCAAATGGTCCACCGGGCAGCGCCAAGCGAGCGCCAGCGCCTACCGCGTGCTGGACCTGATCGCCCTCATGGAGACCATGGCGCCCGATATGCTCGCCGCCCTGATCCCGGCTGCCGTGCCCGCGGCACCTCGGCGCCGTGGCCGACCGGCCCGCGCACCCCATGTAAACCCCTAAGCCGGTTTGCAAATTGGAAAAAGACCCTTTATAAGGCATCTGGAACTTTTTCAAAATTTGAACCGTTTTTCAACTACAACCGAATCAAAATGTACCTGATCATTTACTCGAAAAGCCACTGCCCCAACTGCGAGATCGCCAAGGATCTGTTGGGCAAAGCTGGCATGGACTACATTGAACGCAGCCTTGATGAAGAACAATGGCGCGACGTGTTCACCCGCTCGTACCCGGACATCCGGCAGATGCCGCAGATCTTCTACAAAGGCGAGCGTATTGGTGGCGTGGCTGGGCTGCGCGAGTGGCTCAAATGGAAGGCGGGGCAAAAGTGAACGTCCCATTGCTCCTTCTTGCCGGTGTGATCGGCATCGCACCCAAGGTTGGATCTATTGAACCGGCTATCGAGGTTGCAGGACCGGTGCTGGTTGAGTGGATCTTGGTTGATGATGTCGGCGCTACCTGCCGGGAAAAACTTAATCAGTCTTATCCATTCGTCAACGCTTGCTCCCAGTGGACAAGCGACAAGACCGGGCGCAAGTGTTTCATCTACACATCAAAAACCCGCACCACGTTAGATGACCTCGGGCATGAGCTAAGACACTGTTTTGAGGGTCATTGGCACCAGTAAACAAAAAGCCCGGAGATCCCGGGCTTTTTTCATTCATCCATCGTATCAGGGTCATATCCCTTAACTAGCTTACGCTCGTAGCCTTTATCGTAGGCATATCGATACACATAATCCGCATGGCGCTGTTTGGCTTTGAGTACGGTCTCGCGGTAGCTTTTGAACATCTCTGGCAAACTCGGATTGATCGCCCAAGACATCTTGCGCTTGTGCGGCTCGTTCTCCACCAAAATCACCCATCCTGCTTGCTCCAGCATCAACATGGCGTCAATGATCATCTGATCTTTTTGCCATTCTGTTTTACCCTCCAGCGGACGCCTTGCAGACCGCTTGATTGATCCCAAGGTCATGATGCTGACATCCGAGCTGTGCTGAACCACATGATCCATGACCCACTTGTCAAACTCATCTTTGACTACACCGCCCACCTCGCCCAGTGCATAGCGGTATGCCGGAATGATGTAACCGCGGATCAGATCGACCACACGTCGAACGGTTTTCTCATTTACCTTTGGTGTAAAGGGTTCCTCAATGATGTGGAACAACAGCATAAGACGACCGGCAAGACCTTCCAATTTACCGAATGCCGTCATGTACTCAGTGCCGCTGTCCAGCACACGCTCGTCCTGCTTGGCGTTTTCATACCATGATTGAAACTCTCGAAATTCGTTGTAAGCCTCATAAGTCAAATGGTATGTCTGTTCAGGCAATGCAAAAATCAAACGCAGGGTGTTCTCCCACGCAGCCGCACAGGTCATGTACTCAGGGATCGGATGACCCAACTTGGTCTTGTTGCCGCGCAACACGCCAGGTATGAATCGCTGAAGCATGCCGTCAGCCGACAGTGACGCCACGTTCTGTTTGAACACCTGCGGCTGGATGTTGCCATAGATACTGACCGCGAAATTCTCGGCATGGATTGAGCCAGCACCCACTCGATCCATTTCGTAGTGGCGGCTCTCATAGGCCACAGTCCATGCGGAACGATCTTCGCCGCTCATCTTGTCCGTCATCTTGCGCACCCACGAGTTCATCTCGTCCAGATAACACAGTAAACCCCGAGGGCGCTCAGCGGCGTGGCGTACAAGTTTCTGCGATGTCACATCGGAAACCGTGATCTTCAAGGGCACGGGTGGCACCGGTGCATCGGGTACAGTCGGCGCCTGATCGCCACCAAGCATGGCATCGGGACTGGCGGACCACTCAAGAAAAGACTTTTTGGCGCTGGTGTAAGCCGCCTCGCGCCCCTCATAGTCCAAAAACTCCTTGTTGAATCGGGGTCGATCCTCGGCTTCAATGTTGCGCAAAGGTGCCAGCATGGGTGCAGATCCTGGTGTCTTTTTGTCTGCGGGATCGCCCAAAGTCATGAGCCACAGCACCGGAGGAACTTGGAAGCCGGGCATGAGTTCCAATCGAATGCGAGCATCAACGACTCCACAGACAGCGGCCAATCCAGCGAACAAAGGGACCAAAGGGTCGCAGCCCACACTTTCGCTGATCTCAAGAGATCGTTGGCGCAAAATGCCCGGCCACAAATCAAGATTCATCTCCGGAGGCCGGGGCCGAAGACCGTCCAACACATCCAGCGGCTCCATCACAGGTATTTCGATCTTGCTGAACAATTCCGACGCATCCGGCAGCGGACGGTGCCACCCGTGCTGGCGGGCAATGTGAAACAAAGTGCCCAGTTTGACCGCGGACGCCTTGTCGGTCTTGAAACTGGTCCACTGGGTCAGGATTCCTCGCTCACCGGGGTACTTGGCCGATGGGGTGGACCACTCGTTCCACAGTGACAGGGCCTGATCGAGTTGATCGGTTTGGGTGCCAGCCCAGTGCAGGGCCATGCCGCAATTGACCCATTCCTCGCGTGAACAGTCGGGGCTGATGTGATCCAGCGCCTGGCGGATCTCTTCCCACGAGGCGTCAATCGTCCCGTCAGTCCCAATCGTGCGCTCTTTGTCCCGGTGGAGCATGCCATTCCACAAGTCCAGCAGGGGCTGCGGAATCTCTGGCAAACGGGTCCAGTGGCCATTGCCCGCCCAGCGATAGGGTTGGGCTGTCTCGGGGTGGATCGACGGTGGCAGCACGTCCTGCACCGTGAGGCCGCTGGCCGTGGCGCTGCGCAGTTCGTATGCCGTGATGCCCTGATGCAAGATCTTCTTGGATGGCAGCGCCATGCCAAACGGCATGCGGTAGAGCAGTTTGCCGTGACCGGGCTTGCCCGAGTTGATGACCACCGCATCGGGGGCATCGTAGAGCGCCTGCAGATTGATCCCTCGCTCGGCCAGCAAGCTGGTGGCCACCGTCCAATTGTCGATGTCCAAGGCCATCGTGCCTGAGTAAGCATGGGCCAAGCCGATGCCGTAGCCCGGGGGCAGATCATTTTGACTCTTGAGGGCGTTGTCCTTGAGGTTCCAACCCGGTGTGCGCGGCCCTTTGGTGCCCATGGGAATGGGCACAAGGCTCCATCCATGGCGGATATAGGCGTCAACGGATGCCGGATGTTGTTGCACTGATGGGATGGCTGTCATACAATTACTTCGCTGGTGATCTCAGTTGCCAGTTTCTTCATGGGTCTCTCCTATACGGTTACCCCGGTGTTCACAAGACACCGGGGTTTTTCTTTTCACCATGGTGCATCTTCAGCCTCCTGACGACGCTGGTGCTGATACGCACGTTCCTGAGCAGGCGTCCAAGGCACCGGACCAGACGGGGGAGGGAAAGGCCATGTGTGAGAAATTTTTTGCGTCATGTGTTGCATTGTGCCACAGCTGTGCTACAATTTCCACATCAACAACGAAAATTCTTTGTTCCATGATTCCAATCACCAAATCTGCGTACCTGTCAGTGCGACTACCTGACAAGGCGCGACTCAGGTTTCACGCCAAGGCCAAGAAGTTCGGGACACCGAGCGAGGTATTGCGTGAACTCATTGATGCGTTCATCGAAGACCGCATCACCATTCAACCCCCTGTAAATCGTAACCCCAAGGAGAACCTGTATGAGCCTCGAATCCAAAATTGAAGCCCTGACCCAAGCTGTTGCCGCACTCACTGCGAAACTGGAGTCCGTGAATGTAACCGCCCCGGCACCGATTGCACAAGCACCAATCGCAACCCCTGCTCCCGTGGCAGCTCCGGCGCCCGTGGAGGCTCCTGTTGCCGCTGCTCCCGCCATGCCCGCTCCTCCAGCATTTGTGGCGCCTGCGGCTGCACCTGCACCCACTGGGGCACCATTTACCGACGGCAAGGGCCTAATCGACTATGTCATGTCCGCCTATAAAGCTCTCGGCCCGCAAAAGGGTGCCCAGATCCAAGGCGTCCTGACCGGTCTGGGCTACCAGAACATCAACGACGTGAAGCCCGAGCACTATGGCGCTCTGTTTGCTGGTGTGGAAGCACTCAAGTGAGCACCCACGCCCAACTGTCCCCATCGAAGCGGCACCGCTGGGCTTTGTGCCCGGGGTCCATTCGAGAGGAGGCCAAGTTCCCTGATGAACGCAGCGGTGCTGCTGCCATCGACGGAACCCACAGCCACACGTTGCTGGAGTATTGCATCCAGCACGACCGGTTCATTGACCCGATGACGCAGGTCGGTGCCAAGTTTGAAGACGATGATGGTGATTTCGTTGTCGATCAAGCCCGTGCCGAACGTGTCAAGATTGCCGTGGACTACATTCGTGAGCGGTCATTGAACGGTCTGTTCAAGGTGATCTCCGAGGAGCGCGTTGACCCCCAGCACCTGCTGGGTCGCAGTGATCTCTCGGGCACCGTGGACTGCCAGGTTGTTGGCCCGGACTGGATCGAGTTGATCGACTACAAGGACGGCATGGGTGTGGTGAGCGCCGAGGGCAACATGCAGCTTGAGCAGTACGCCTACGGGGTGCTGGCTGGCTACAAGCTGCCCGTCAACGCCGATTACCCGGTCAAGACCATCCGCATGACGATCATCCAGCCCAAGCTGGCCATGAAAGGCATGAATCCGATCACCTCGCATGACGTTCCTGTAAGGGAACTGTTGGACAGGCTGGGTACAATCGTGATTCAGGCTGCTGCAACCGATTCACCGGATGCACCGCTTGTCCCGGGTGAAAGTCAATGTAAGTTCTGCCGTGCCAAAGGCTCTTGCGCCGCGCTGGCAGGTAACGTAATGAAGGAGGTGGGAATCATGTTCCAACCCGTAGTAACGCAAACACTCGATGTCGCGCAGCAATCTGCCGACAAAGACCCGGCGACCATGGACGATCAGCAGATTCGTCAGATCATGGAAGCTGCACCGCTGATGCGCCAGCTGCTTGAAGCAGTTGAGAAGGAAGCACAGCGCCGTCTGGAAGCAGGCACTCCCATCCCAGGTCTCAAACTCGTCAACGGTCGTGGTTCCCGTGCTTGGGCGCTGCCCGAGGAAGAGATGGCCGAGAAGCTGGTGAAGATGGGCATTCCTAAGTCCAGCATCTATGTGACCAAGCTCGTGTCGCCCGCTCAAGCCGAAAAGCTGACATGGGAAAAACGAGATGGTACAAAGGTATCTCTGACCGAGCGCCAACTCAAGCGCATGGATCAGGAATACGTCACCAAGTTGGCTGGCAAGCTGACTGTGGTTTCCGAATCTGACAGCCGTCCCGCTGTCATCACCAATGCTGCGCCGATGTTCAGCGCAGTCGAGGCAGCACCCGCTGCCGAATCCCTGCCCTCGTGGCTTTCTTAAACTGGAGTAACTGTAATGTCCGACATCATTTTTCTGTCCAACGTCCGTCTGTCTTTTCCTCATTTGGCCGAACCTCAAAAGCAGGTGAATGCCCAAACCGGCAAGGAGCGAATCTCGTACAACGGCGAGTTCATCATGCCGCAGGATCATGCTGGGTTTGCCCAGTTCATGCAGCGTTACGGCGCCATGGCTCTTGAGAAGTGGAAAGAGCATGCTCAGACTGTCATGGGTATGATTCAAAATGACCGCAAGCAGCGATGCTATGGTCGTGGCGAGGAGAAGATCAATAAGAAGACCTTCCAACCCTACGATGGTTATGCCGGCCACGTGTTCATCACTGCAGGTCGCGACAGTGCTCCGCAGATGATCCAAGCTGACGGCTCCCCTGTGGACCCCAACAACACGATGGCGTATCAGCAACTGGCTCGCAAAATGTATGGTGGCTGCCGGGTCAACGCTGCCGTCAAGCCTTGGCTGCAGGACAACACCCATGGTCGCGGTATCCGTTGCGACCTGATCGCCGTGCAGTTTGCTGGTGACGACACTCCGTTCGGCGAAGGTGCCGTGGACGCATCGAACCTGTTCGGCGCTGTGGCTGGTGCCAATCCTGCTCAAGCGATGACTGCACCTGGTGGCATGGGTCTGCCTCCCTTCATGATGGGCGGTCAGTAATTGAATCGGGGCGGCACTGGGAGGCTGCTTGACGCCGTGGGACGTGTTTCCACTTTAAGTGCCCTTTAAGTCGCCCCACCTTTTAAGTAACCGTAATGCGTGACTACATTTTCGACATCGAAACCTATCCCAACGTCTTCACGCTGGCGGTGGAACATGCGGACGCTCCGCTGCGCTGGATGTTTGAGATCAGTGACTGGCGCAACGACAGCCGCGAAATCATCGCGTTCCTCCAGTTCCTGAAGGAAACCAACGCCCGCATGGTGGGCTTCAACAACCTCGGGTTCGACTATCCCGTCCTGCACACCCTGATCCGCATGGGCAAGGCTGACGCTGCCACGCTGTACCAGAAGGCGATGGCAATCATCGGGTCGCAGGATGAAGACGGCAGCAAGTGGATGCACCTCGTCAAGCCGTCCGATCAGTTTGTCACTCAGATCGACCTGTTCAAGATCCATCATTTCGACAACAAGGCCCGGGCCACCAGCCTCAAGGTGTTGGAGTTCAACATGCGCTCCGACAGCATCGAGGATTTGCCGTTCAAGGTGGGCACCACGCTGACCCGTGAGCAGGTCGAAGTGCTCAAGAAGTACAACCAGCATGACGTGGCGCAGACCAAGGCGTTTTACTACAAGAGTCTTGACATGCTGCATTTCCGTGAGGAACTGACGCGCAAGTATGCCCGGGACTTCATGAACCACAACGACACCAAGATCGGCAAGGACTATTTCGTCATGAAGCTGGAGGAAGCTGGTGTCGCTTGCTACGACTACGGCGACAAGGGCCGCACACCCCGGCAGACCAAGCGTCCGGTGATCCATCTCAAAGACGCCATCCTGCCGTGGATCGCATTCGAGCAGCCTGAATTCAATCGCGTCATGGATTGGCTCAAGCAGCAATCAATCACAGAAACCAAAGGGGTCTTCACTGACCTGACCGCAACAATCAATGGATTCACTTTCGTCTTCGGCCTTGGCGGCATCCACGGCTCCGTTGAGTCGGAAATCATCGAGTCAGACGATGAGCACATCATCGTGGACCTTGATGTCACTTCATATTATCCAAACCTGGCAATCACGAATGGGTTCCACCCAGCACACCTTGGCAAAGATTTCGTAACCATCTACAAGCATCTCTTTGAACAACGCAAGCAGTACCCCAAGAAGTCTGCAGAATCGGCCATGCTGAAGCTGGCGCTCAATGGCGTCTATGGTGACAGCAACAACCAGTTCAGTGTGTTCTATGACCCGCTGTTCACCATGAGTATCACGCTTAACGGGCAGCTGTTGCTGTGCTTGCTGGCCGAGGGGCTGATGACGATTTCCGGGCTGCGCTTGATCCAAGTGAACACTGACGGCCTGACCGTGCGGGTACCTCGTAGCCACAAGATGCTGGTGGATCTGGCCCGTGCTGCATGGCAAGAGCGCACCGGGTTGAACCTTGAGGAAGCTGTCTACAAGGCCATGATGGTGGCCGATGTGAATTCGTACATTGCTGTCTATGAGGACGGCAGCACCAAGCGCAAGGGCCGTTACGAGTGGGACGTTGACTGGCATCAGAATGCCGGTGGCCTCGTGATTCCCAAAGTAGCCGAGAAGGTGTTGGTCGAGGGTGCCTCGATCCGCGAGACAGTGCAGCAGTGGCCCGACATCATGGACTTCATGCTGCGCACCAAGGTACCGCGATCGAGCTATCTGCAGTGGGGTGACGAGCAGGTGCAGAACATCACCAGGTACGTGATTGCCAAGAACGGCAAGCCCCTGAAGAAGTGGATGCCACCTCTCAAGGGTAAGCAGGACTGGCGCTGCATTGGTGTTGAGTCCGGCTGGGCCGTGCAGGTCTGCAACAACATCAAAGACGCCGAAGGTGTCGAGATTGATTTTGATTACTACATCAGAGAAGTGGAAAAACTATGTCTGGGATTGGCATGATGCAGGTTGTATCTTACGGTGGCGGTACAGACAGCACTGCGATGATCATCGAAATGCTGAGTCGTGGTGAGAAGATTGACTACATCACGTTTGCGGACACCGGCGGGGAACGGTACTACACCTATGGGTATCTGCTAATGTTCAACAAGTGGCTGATTGACAACCACGGCGTTGGGATCACTGTGCTGCAAAAAGTAGGCATGGATCAAACGCTTGAGGACAACTGCATACGCAAGAACATGCTCCCGTCGCTTGCGTATGGGTTCAAGGGATGTTCTCAAAAATGGAAGATCCAGCCGCAAGACAAGTTTTTCAACAATCTTCCTCAAGCAAAGGAAGTGTGGGCTGCTGGTGGAAAGATAACCAAGTGCATCGGTTATGACTTGGGCGAAGAACGCCGAGCAAAAATATCCAACGACGAGAAGTACGAGTATCGTTACCCGTTGATCGAGTGGGAGCTTGAACGCGAAGACTGTCTTGACATTATTGACAACGCTGGACTACCGGCCCCGGGCAAATCCTCGTGCTTCTTCTGCCCGGCCAGCAGAAAGCCAGAGATTCTGGAGTTGCGGGACAAGTACCCAGAATTGCTGCAACGAGCATTGAAGATGGAAGCCAACGCAGAACTTATTTCGGTCAAAGGTCTTGGTAGATCGTTTTCCTGGAAAGCGTTTCTGGACGGTCAAGCTCAAGATTACGGTGCGCCAGAACAGGCGTGTGGATGCTACGACGGTTAACAAGGAGAACTGAAATGAACGCACTAAACAAACAAGTGGCCGGGGATCACTACAAAGATCTGCCGATCCAACCAGTCGAATACATCTACGCCAACGCGCTTGGATACTTTGAGGGAAACGTGGTGAAATACATTTCCCGCTGGCGCAAGAAAAACGGTATCGCGGATCTTGAGAAGGCCAAGCACTACATCGAGTTGCTGATTGAGCTTGAGAATCGCAAGGCCGATGAGGAGTGCGGCGGTGCTTGAAAAATACATTGAGGCGGAGGTCTGTGAGTATGCAAAGAAAAAGGGTTTGCTTGCTTACAAGTTCACCAGCCCCGCACGGGCTGCAGTGCCTGATCGTATGTTCATCACACAAGATGGCCGTGTGTTCTTCTGTGAATTTAAAGCTGAGGGAAAAAAGCCAACCCCGGCCCAAGCCCGAGAGCACCAAAGACTCCGACAACACAAAATAAACGTCTTCGTGATTGACAACATCAATGAAGGCAAAGTAATGATTGATGTAATGGTAATGGGGACGCTATGAGCAAATGGCGAGACATTCCCGGTTTTGACATGTACGAGGTCAATGCGCAAGGGCAAGTGCGTCGCAAGGCGCAGATTTTGAAACCCGGTTCTATCCCAACTGGTCACCTCACGGTTGCGTTGTGTCGCGGCAAAGGAAAGCCGAAAAGCATGTACGTTCATCGACTGGTGGCACAGGTGTTTTTAGATAACCCCGACAACAAACCGTTGGTGAACCACAAGAACGGAAACCCGAAAGACAATCGACTTGAGAATCTGGAATGGGTAACGTACTCTGAAAACATTACTCACGGTTACCAAAGCAACGGACGCAGAACACCGCATGAACTCAAGGTGATCGCGGTTGATGACACCGGTGAACTGGTGATGTCTTTTCGCAGTGGGGCAGATGCCGCAAAAATGCTTGGCGTAACAACTGGCGCAATCTGGTCAGCTATTCGACGCAACGGCAAGTGTGCTGGTTACCGATGGATTCGACATGCTGACACCTGACCTGCTTCACGATTACCAAAAGAAGGCGGTCAACTTCCAATGCACCCACCCCAACTCGATGCTCTGGTTGGATATGGGATTGGGGAAGACGGTGGTGACATTGACCAGTGTGGCTCATTTGATCAACACCGGGTTTTTGCGTGGGGTCATCATTGTCGCACCCATCCGGGTAATTCGATTGGTGTGGAGACAAGAAGCCGCAAAGTGGGAACACACAAAAGGGCTTCGATTTAGTCTTGTCACTGGCACCAAGGACCAGCGCACTCGTGCGTTGTTGCGCCCTGCTGATGTCTACCTGATCAACTACGATGTGCTCGGATGGCTGGCCGAGACTCTTCAGACCTACTTCGTCAAGAAGGACCGTCCGATGCCCTTCAACGGAATCATCTGGGACGAGATCAGCAAGATGAAGAACTCCAGCACGAACCGGGTCAAAGCGTTTCGCAAGATCGCAGACAAGTTCGACTGGACTACGGGTCTCACGGGCACCCCTGCCAGCAACGGCTACAAAGATCTGCATGGTCAGTTTCTCGTGGTGGACAGGGGTGAACGCTTAGGAACCAGCAAAACGGCATTCCGCACCAGGTTCTACCGCAAGGTGGGGCCGTACAAAGAGGTGCCGTATGAGGACACCGAGGACACAATCAAGAAACTGATTGGGGACATCACATTGGAAATGTCAGCCGAAGATTACAACCCGCTGCCTGACTTGATCGTGAACAACATCGAGATCGAGATGCCAGAGGATCTGCGGGGCAAATATGATCGGCTAGAGAAAGAGTTTTTTCTCGTGCTCGACAGTGGCAAAGAGGTTGAGGCGTTCAACCAGGCTGCGCTGACCAACAAGTGTCTGCAGTTCTCCAACGGTGCCATGTATCCGATTGCCGGGATGCCTTTGTGGGAGCCAGTGCATGATATGAAGCTGGACGCCTTGGAAGAAATCATTGATGAAGCCCAAGGCTCACCGATCCTGTGCGCCTATGCTTATCGATCGGATGCCGAGCGCATCATGACTCGGTTCAAAGATTTGCGCCCGATCAACCTGACCGAGTGCAAGACCGAGGCATCCTTGACCAACGCGATGCACCGGTGGAAGACTGGCGACTGTCAATTGATGATCGGCCACCCGGCGTCCATGGGTCACGGTATCGACGGCCTCCAGAAAAACGGTCACATCCTTGTGTGGTACGGCCTCAACTGGTCACTGGACCTGTACGAGCAGTTCAACGCTCGGGTGCGTCGCCAAGGTCAGGGTGCCCCGGTCATGTGCCATCGCATCCTGATGCGAGATACCTTGGACCAAGCGCAGGCGCTGGCTCTTGACGAAAAAGCAACAACTCAAGCGGGATTGCGAAATGCTGTAAAACAATACCGCATTTCTAAAAATGTGTGATACACTTGTGTCACACCAACCAAAGGAGTGACCATGAGAAACCTGATCAACTATCTGCGAACCATTTACACCCCGCCAAGCGCGGAAGTGATTGCACTGCGCGAATTGGAAAACGCCAAACGCAGTCTTCTTGAGGCTCAGTCTGGTCGTGAATACGCCGACTCGATGTGCAAGTACCACGAAACTCGCATCAAGCGCTTGACGACTTATTTGCACAAAGCCACCGAGGAGGCAGCAGCATGAATCCGAGAGTAATTTTTGAAGCCATGATGCGCGGCAAAAATCACACCGATTTTGAGCAAAGCAAAACTGGCAAGTATGTATCCATCAACATGCAAACCCGTTGGAACTATTTCCTGATGGGTTGGGAAATGCGAGGTGCGGTATGAACAAGATCCTCGCTGCGGCGCTGGCCTGCGCCAGCATCACCGCTCACGCCGAGTTCTGGTCGGGCAACGACCTGCTGACCAAGATGCAGAACCCGCCAGGCATGGAGACCGTGCAAGCCCTCGGCTACGTCATGGGCGTGTTCGACGCCACCCGCGGTGTGGATCACTGCCCGCCCGACAACATTACCGCCGGGCAAGTGCGGGACATGGTGCGCAACCACCTCGAAGCATCGCCTGCCGTGCGTCATTTCACCGGTGACACGCAAGTGCGATATGTCCTTGGCCGAGCATGGCCGTGCCCCAAGAAGAACAATGGAGGTAGCGGCGTATGAAAGTCTATTTCATTATGACGTTGCCATCAACTGCGTCTTTTAAATTCAGTCATCCCAAAATACGTGATGTGTATTTGGACAGGAAAGCTGCGGTTGCAGAAGTAAAAAGACTTGAGCGCAGTCCATATGCGACTGGTTACTACTGGGTGGAATCCAAAACCGTGAAAGACAAGATATGAAAAAACGATACGTTTCTGATGGAGTCGATGACATTGTTGAGCATTACGGTGACGAAGCCGATGTGATTCAAGGTCACGGATACCGCAACCCCGGAGACCTTGGTTGCCGTCTGACCAACACCGGCAACGGGTACATCGCGTGGTTTCCATCGCACCAATCCACGCAGCAAGACTACTACGTCTATCTGGACTACGCACAAGCGCGTGAGCTGGTGTTGGCTCTGTCCATGTTAAAAAAAGAATTGGGGTTTGAATGAACAGAGAAGACATCATCCGCATAGCGCGGGAGGCTGGGTTTGAGAACTCTGAATACGGGCTGAACTGCACACCCGGAATGTATGCGTACAACATGGAAATTGTTGAACGCTTCGCCGCCCTTGTCGCTGCTGCCGAGCGTGAGGCGTGTGCAAAGTTGCTTGAATCACGAAGGTCGGGCGCAAACGAACTGATGGATGCAACCCGCGAAATGGAAGCATACGCCATCCGCGCAAGGAGCAACACATTATGAACAAACAACAAGAAGCATTGCGCCTCGCGCTGGAGGCGTTAGAAAACTGGTGGGAGTTTGACCCTGAGAATTGGGGCGACACCGACAACAAAGCCATCACCGCCATCCGCGAAGCACTGGCCGAGCAATGCGTATGTGGAGATCCTGATACGCCCGGAACACACAGGACAGATGGTCCGTGCTTGGCCGAGCAGCACGAGCCGGTGGCGTGGATGTATGTAAACAGTGATGGCGAATGCGAACAGATTGAATATATCGAATTTGAAGCCATGCCAGACGATCCATCTATCACCCCACTCTACACAAAGGATCAGCTATGAAGCGAGTTGTTGGGTTTGAAAAATGGTATTCCGTTACCGAAGACGGGCGAATTTTTAGCCATCATCGTGACGTTGGGTTGACGGAGTTCGACATAGATCAAATTCCATACAGTTGCAGTCATGCTGATTCACGCTTGATTGCTTACGCCATCGAAGCCAAACTCAAAGAGAAGAACAATGTGTGAAACACTTATTCTTGCAGGCACAGCACTTGTGGTAACGGTGCTGACTGGTTGGCTATTGAACAAGGATTCTGAACGATGAGCATCCAAACAATCCTTATCGAATACCTACTCGAGCATGGTCCGACCGACACAGTTATGCTGTCCATCAAAACAGACGTGCCCGCGGAAACAGCGGGACGTGTTCTGCGGGCATTGCGTGAATATGGTCGATGGGGAGTGTATCGCCAAGGCTTTACGAAATATCACGGCCGGGATGTTGGCGTATGGGCCATTGATCGCAAACGGTATGAGGCATTCTTGGACAAGGCCATGGGGCGACCCAAGGGTGTCAAGGAAACCAAGCCGCGCAATCGCGTCTACCAAAAAGGCATCTTTTACGGCAATGTGAAAAAAGAAAAACCGCCACGAGTTTTCAATACACCGTACAAGACAATCTGGCAACCCGCCAGCCCTTACTACAGAGGAGCCACAGCATGACACCAGCCAAAGTTGCCCGAATCGGGCGCAAAGATTACGCCCGAGAAGAACTACCGCCGAACTACTGGAGAGAGCAGCTGCGCGGCCTGGCTCG